TGAAAAGCTGGAATTCTTGTTTGAGCCTCACCGATACAAGATTCTCTACGGTGGCAGGGGATCTGGTAAATCGTGGGGTGTGGCTAGGGCTTTGATTGCTATTGCAGTCCAAAAGCCTACAAGGGTGCTTTGTGCACGTGAGTTGCAAAACTCTATCTCTGACTCTGTGATTGCTCTATTGGGCGACCAAATCAAGGAGATGGGGCTTGAATCGTTCTTTGACGTACAGCGTACAGCTATCTATGGTAGGAACGGGTCAGAGTTCTTGTTTGCTGGCCTAAAACATAACGTGACCTCGATTAAGTCATTCGAGGGATGTGACGTGTGCTGGATTGAAGAAGGCCAAGCGGTGTCTAAAGTATCGTGGGAGACTCTTATCCCTACGATCAGGAAACCAGATTCAGAGATTTGGGTGACGTTTAACCCTGACCTGGACACAGACGAGACATACAAGCGGTTTGTCGTTAGCCCTCCTCCTACAGCGATAGTCAAGAAGGTCAATTGGTCAGATAACCCTTGGTTCCCTCAAGTCCTACGGGATGAACTGGAAGATCTCAAGTCTAAGAACATGGATTCTTACTTGAACGTTTGGGAAGGCCATACCCGTCAAATGCTGGATGGCGCGGTCTATGCGACTGAGCTAAGAAAAGCACAGGAAGAAAAGCGAATCCGTGACCTGATTATTGACAAGACAATCCCCGTTCAAGTGTTCTTTGACCTTGGGTGGGCTGACATGACTTCGATTTGGTTTGTTCAAGCATTATCAGGTGGAGAGGTGAGAGTTATTGACTTCTATCAAAACTGCCAGAAAACCATTGATCATTATGCTCAGGTCTTACAAGATAAAGGGTATATCTATAAAGATTGGTGGCTACCTCATGATGCTGAACACAAGAATATGACGGGTAAATCCGTCAAAGATATTCTTGTTTCAATGGGCAAACCAGTTCGGATTACTCCTAAACTGTCTATTGCAGACGGTATTAATGCGGCTCGTTCGTTAATGAATCGCGCATACTTTGACGAAACTAAATGCGCTGATGGCCTTCAAAACCTCAGGCATTATCGGTATGACGTAGACCCGAATACCAAAATGTTCAGCAATAAACCACTTCACGACCAACACTCACACGCCGCCGATGCTTGGAGATATGTCGCTGTCGCCTTGGATGAGGGCACAGTTTGGGGTAAATCAATCAACAAACCACAGAAATGGATCGTTTAAATGTACCTAACACCGCAAGGGACTAACCCTCAAGTCAAAATCAAAGAGCTGGAACAAAGAATTGACGCTTTGGAAAAAATAGTTCAAGCCTTACAATATGCTGACAAGCCGAAACCCGGCAGACCTCCAAAGGTGAAAGATGAACGACCTGAAAGCGGCGATTGAAGCATTTCTTAATGATGCGATTGGATTTACAGAAACCGAAACGGTAGAAGATCGCAGAACGGCGCTGCAATACTACCTACGCCAACCATTTGGCAATGAGCAACCCGGCAAATCCTCTATTGTCACGGGCGAAGTAGCCGAAGCTATTGACGGCGCTTTGCCTCCCCTGCTTCGTATCTTTACCGCATCGGACGAAGTTGTCGTAGCAAACCCTACTGGCCCCGGTGACGAGGAAGGCGCAAAGCAAGCGACCGATTATCTGAATCACATTTTCCTGAAAGACAATCCAGGCGTACAGATCATGCACGACTGGTTTAAAGATGCCCTATTGCAAAAGAACGGCATTGTGAAGGCTTATTGGGAAGAAAAGGAAGACGTTACCCGTGAGCGGTATCATGGTTTGTCAGAC